TTATCCGAAGCGATCAACGAAACTGTAAAAACCGGGAATGTCACCGGCACATTCGCGGACGTTTTAAACTGGGCGGGAGCCAGCGAAGATGAATTTAACGCAAAGCTGCAAGCCGCCGGTAGTGAATCGGAGCGGGCAAATCTTGTTTTGCAGCAACTTGCAAATCAAGGATTAATGCAGGCAGGCGCTGCATGGCAGGAAAACAACAAAACGTTAACCGATAGTAATAAAGCTAATGATAATTTGCAAAAACAGCTTGCCGAACTGGGCGAAATGATAATGCCGATTATTACAACCGTTACCCAAGGAGTTGCAAATATTCTTTCATGGCTCACTAATCTAAGCCCCGAGGTTAAAAACATAATAGGATTAGTGGCAACCGTTATAACAACTATAGCAGGTGTTGCCGCAATTATACAAGGAATTACAGCGGCACAAGCTGCTTTAAATGCTGTTATGAACGCGAATCCAATCTCACTAATCATTATGGCTATTGCCGCTCTCGTAGCGGCTTTTATTTATTTATGGAACAACTGCGAGGAGTTCCGGGAGTTTTGGATTAACCTGTGGGATACCATCAGCAGCGCGTTTTCCGCTGTTTGGGACGCGATTGTGAATTTCTTTACCGTTACCATACCTGACGCATGGAACAGCGTCGTTGACTTTTTCTGGCAGGGATATTACACCTGGCAAAGTATCTGGCAGAGTATCGGTGACTTTTTCAGCGGAATCTGGGACGGGATCGTCAGCTTTTTCACTGAAACTATTCCCAACGCTTGGAACAGCCTGGTGGATTTCTGCTGGCAGGGATATTACGCCTGGCAGGAGGTTTGGCAAAACGTCGGCGATTTCTTCAGCGGAATTTGGGACGGAATCGTCGGATTCTTTACAGAAACGATTCCAAACGCCTGGAACGGCTTAATGGACATTTTTAATAAGATCGGAAGCTGGTGGTCCGGTATCTGGAACGGCGTAAGGGATACGTTCTCTAATGTATTTAACAGCCTTGTTAATATCGCCAAGCAGCCGATCAACGCCATTATCGGACTGATCAATGGAATTATCGACGGTCTGAACTGGATGATCGGAGGGCTTAACCAGCTTTCCTTTGATATTCCCGACTGGGTTCCCATTTTCGGCGGCAAAAAATTCGGGATTAACATTCCAACCATTGGCAAAATCCCCTATCTCGCATCCGGCGGCGTATTGTCCCAAGGCTCCGCCGTAGTCGGAGAGGCTGGGCCTGAGCTTCTTACTATGATGGGAACTAAGGCGGTTGTTCAGCCTCTCACCTCTTCCACAACCACCAACACAAATTTAGGCGGCGTCAATATCGTCGTATATGGAGCTCCCGGACAAGACGTAAGAGAGCTGGCGGACATTATCATGGACGAAATGCAGTCTGCCACCATGCGAAAGGGGGCCGTTTGGGGTTGATTAATTGGTTTATTTTCGATGGAAAAAATAGCCGCGATTACGGGATCTATATCAGCGGAAGCGGCACCTTTAATGCTCCCGAAATGGATATCACAACGGTTGAAATCCCGGGAAGGAATGGCGATCTCACGATCAGCAACAACCGGTTCCGCAATATTACCGTCGAATATCCGGCGTTTATCCGAAAACAGTTTCGTCATAACGCGGCGGCGGCAAAGCTCTGGCTTTTAAGCAAAACCGGATACTGTATTTTAACAGATACCTATCACCCTGAGTTTTTCAGAAAAGCCAGATTTACCGGCCCAATGGATTTTGACACCAGGTTTTTAAACTACTCTGCGGAATTTACGGTTTCATTCAACTGTATGCCGCAAAGGTGGCTGGTATCAGGAAGCTATCCGATGACGCTTACAGCGCCTTATTCCTTAACTAATCAATACTGCCCGGCCCTCCCTCTGATTACCGTTTACGGCAATGGAGCGGGGGCCTTAACTATTGGCGGCAATATTATTCAGATTTCAGAAATCGATGAATACGTGACCCTGGACAGCGATACCCAAAACGCCTATAAGGGAACGGCAAATAAAAACAGCACGATCAGCTTGGCGTCTTTCCCGGTATTACAGCCCGGAAAAACAGGGATCAGTTGGAGCGGCGGGATCACGACGGTTGAAATTACTCCAAGGTGGTGGACTGTATGAATCCTGTTCTATACGAAAGTACGGAAAGCACATTTGAAACAAACGGTTTAGGCGTGCTGTCTGATACGATTTCCTGTCAGGTAGTTGAGGAAAGAAACGGAATCTTTGAGATCACTCTGGAATATCCGTTGACGGGAATCCATTATCAGGAAATCAAACAGCGCCGGATTATTTTTGTAAAGCCAAATCCCTATGAGGATCCCCAGCCGTTTCGGATTTATAGGATTACAAAGCCTTTATCCGGAAAAATCACTGTTTACGCGCAGCACATCAGCTATGACCTTTCCGGAGTTCCGGTTTCCCCCTTTTCCTCCGGCAGCGTAACCGGCGCGCTCTCCGGGTTAAAAACGAACGCCGCCGTAACAAATCCTTTCAGCTTTTGGACGGATAAAACATCAACCGGAGATTTTGCCGTTACCGCGCCTACGTCTACGCGGACATTGTTAGGAGGTTCAGACGGTTCTATTTTAGACGTGTTCGGCGGCGAGTATAAATTTGACCGCTGGACTATCCGCCTTTATAACAACCGGGGTAAAAATTCTGGGGTATCAATCCGGTACGGAAAAAATCTTATGGACTTACAGCAGGACGAAAATATTTCTAATGTTGTAACCGGAATTTATCCTTATTGGCTGAGCAGTGAGGGAGAACTTACCGAGCTTCCTGAAAAAATTGTAAACGCCCCAGGCACCTATGATTTCACCAGAATTTCGGCAATCGACTTTTCCGGCGATTTTGAGGAAGCGCCCACGGAAGAACAGTTGCGGGACAGAGCCAACGACTATATCTCCTCAAATAATGTGGGCGTTCCTACAGTCAGCATTACAGTGGAATTTCAGCCCTTGGAGCAAACGGAGGAATATAAGGATATCGCCTTATTGGAGCGCGTGAATCTGTGCGATACCGTGAATGTGGAATATTCCGAACTAGGCGTATCCGCGACTGCTAAATGCGTGAAAACTACTTATGACGCGCTGAAAGACAAATACATCAGCATTGAACTGGGGGACGCTAAAACAAATATTGCGGATACCATTATCCAGCAGCAACAGGAAATCAATGAAAAGCCCAGCGTATCATTTTTAGAACAAGCTGTTATCAACGCCACGAATTGGATTACCGGAAACAAGGGCGGTTATGTAATATTTCAGCGCAACGCAGACGGACAGCCCTATGAAATTTTGATTATGGATACCCCGGACATCAACACCGCTACAAAGGTATGGCGCTGGAATAACGGCGGTCTTGGTTATTCTTCCAATGGCTATGAAGGGCCGTTCGCAACCGCTATCACTCAGGACGGCGCGATTGTTGCAAACTTTATTACAACGGGAACACTGCAAGCCAATTTAATTAAATCCGGAATTATACAAAGCCGTGACGGGCGTGCGTATTTCAATTTGGATACGGGACAAATTTCGGCGACGCAGTTAATTGCGCAATCTAACGCTTTCGGGCAATATTCAGCTTATATAGGACAGGCCTCGCTACCGTCTGGGGGTACTGTTTCCGGATTTGTTATAACATTAAATGGAAACCCTATTGCCAATATTGTTGGATCGGATAATATATCGCAGTTAACTTTATATAATGCTCAAACTAATACTTCTTTTGTAGTAGATTTAATGGGGGGTGTTAATGAAGGGACTGTCTGGCTATCTGTAAACGGAGGTAGTGGAATATATTTAACAAAAGACGGTATTCAAATTAACAGTAAAAATGTTTCGTTGTTAGGAGACACATTAAAGTTTTTAAATGCTACAATCACCCCTGCGGATTGCTACAGCGGAAATTTTCCGGCAGGAAGCTATAGGGTCTATGTAAGCAATGGATTAATAACAGACGTGCGATATGATCCATAAGGAGGGATAAAATGATTTACAAACAAATAACGCTAAATCCCTGGGAGCCTCCTCTTGGAGAAATCCGGGTGATTCAGGAGGAAGCGGACGGCAGAGACCTTATTATTAATCTAATAGATGATAACGGCTCGCCTCTTGATTTAACCGGGAAAACGGTATCCGTGTACATACAGAAGCCGGACAACACCATGATCTATAATTCCTGCGAGGTGGAAGGAAACCAGGCGACCGTAACCCTCACCCTTCAAATGATGGCGGTATCCGGCCTTACCAAGCTGTGCGAGCTCCAAATCGTAGACACAGCCAACCACACCTTAAAGGTAACCCTTCCCCCTCTGCGAATTGTAAAAAGCAGTTCGGTAGGAGCAGTCGAGAGCACAGACGAATTTTCCAGGCTGGCGGAAGCTCTCAACGAAGCGAACAACGCCACAGGGATCGCCAGTGAAGCCGCGGATAAGGCCAATGAGGCGGCTCAGTCAGCGAATACGGCGGCTCAGGCGGCAAATACTGCGGCACAGTCTGCTAATACCGCAGCCGACGCCGCAACTTCAGCAGCGGAATCCGCAAATTCACAGGCACAGGCGGCCCAAACGCAGGCGGCCTATGCGAAAACTCAAGGCGACTACGCTAAAACCCAGGGGGAAAACGCGGAAGAAATCTATAACCAGTTAAAGGACATCGACGTGGCTTCTCTCCAAGCCGATCTTGACGCGTTGGAAGCAAGCAAAGGGCAGCCTAACGGCCTTGCAACCCTAAACAGCTCCGGCAAACTGGCTCAAATGCCGTCTGCCTCTGATGTGGGAGCAGTTCCCACCACGCGAACCGTGAACGGTAAGGCGTTATCGTCCAATATTTCTTTGACCGCCTCTGATGTAGGAGCGGTGCCAACCTCCCGCAAGGTGAACGGCAGAGCATTGTCGAGCGATATCAACATAACCTCAGGAGATGTTTTCGCTCAAACCACCACAGTTGAAAACGGAACTAATTTTAATAACCTGAAAAATCCGGGCATCTATGTGCAGTCCTCTAACGCGGAAGTTACAAACAACACTAATATGCCAACAAAAGAAGCTTTTATTATGACTGTATATATGGCTAACTGGAAAGATAATTCAATACAGGTATTCTGTAATTATACCGGTTCGAAGATGTATTGGCGCACCTGGCAGGCTTACGGCGATGTGTGGGGGGCGTGGAGACAAGTAATTGGATCCAATGGCGGCAATGTTACAATAAATAACAGACTTCAGCTCACCGGAACGCAATACCCTCAAATTTACGGAAACGGTACTTCATTGCAATTAGGCGTAGACACTAACGCCGCTGTCGGCGTTGTTTTACAGGGAGGCGTATTCAGGGAAGCGGGCGACGGATCGCTTAATTTAGGAAACGGTTCTCACAGGTGGGCGGTTGTTTATGCCAAAACAGGTTCCATAAACACTTCCGACCGGAACGAAAAAAATACGATTGCCGATATTGACCCGGAACAGGCTGAAAAACTCATTATGGGACTAAAACCCAGCACGTTCAAATTTAACGACGGCACCAGCGGAAGAACCCACTGGGGGATTATTTCTCAGGACATTGAAGAACTCCTTCCGCAGATCGGAATGACCGACATGGACTTTGCCGGATTCATCAAATCCCCCAAAACGGAGGATTATTACGAAGATGTTTCCGAGACTGTCACAGACGAGGAAACCGGAGAGGAAAAGATTGTAACCCGAAAAGAATTGAAAACCCGCGTTATTGAGGGGGAATATGTTTATGCTTTGCGCTACAGCGAATTTATTGCCCCTTTGATCTGCATGGTACAGAAGCAGCAAAAGCAAATTGAGAATTTAGAGCGACGTTTATCCGCTTTAGAAAACAAGGAGGAAGCAAAATGAAAATCATTGGCATTGACGTATCTACCTGGCAGGGG